TGTTAGCTGTTCTACCGAGAGTAGATTCAGATATTAATTTTAATCCGCAAGATGAGAAAAAACGATTAATGAAAAAAATTGAACGAGCTAAAACAACAATTAAAAATACAAAAATAATATGAGTAAATTACATACACCCCAATCAGGAGGATACGTTGACGCAAAAGGACAGTTTAAAAAAGCAATAATGGTAGTAGGATCAACAAGCGAAAGGGTATCAGCATATGTTTATCTTGCAAACGTACAATCAATTGTAGACGAACTGTTAGCAAAACAACAATTACCAGGTTGGAATACGCATGATGTAGAAATAATTGGCGGAATGGCACAAAATATTGCACCCATACATCGTGGAGGAAGGAATAGGGATATAACGTCTTCACAGTTAATGAAGTTTGTAAGAGCGTTTGTTAAAATAAAACACGCACTTAAAACATATTATAATGAAAACTTATCATTAAATCCTTACTTTAAACCTGATAATTTTGAAGATGAAGAACCACAATTATCTGGTCAAGCAGTAAAAAAATCAATGGATGAGCAAAGAGCCACAACAAAAGATCAAGAATGGTTAAAACAAAATCCTGATTTAATTACAGATAACTTACCAGTTTATAAAGAAAAATGGTTTGATTATTATAAAAAACAAAAAAACAAACGTAAAACTAGACATTGAATAAATATTAGCGTCATAGGCATTGCTCCCGCAAGTTGATGACACTTATAAAGTAACGTGCTGTGTGAATCATATTTGACTCTTTGCAAGGACCAAAAATATCCACAGCACGTTTAAATGAACAGAAACAACAACATAACAAAAAGGAAAAATATGAAACAAACACTTACAGATCAAGAGTTAGCCGTTATAGCAAGAATAATAGATACAGCAACACAGCGTGGTATATTTAGAGCGGCTGAATTAACAACAGTAGGTAAACTATTTGAAAAAATAGTTTCAATATTACCAAAAAAAGAAGATAAAGAAGTAGAGATCACAAATGAAAAATAGAGTTGAACAAGAGTGGTTAAACATTTTAAAAGGTTTTGCTGATACGTATTGGGAAAAAGAAATGGATGAAGCAAAAAATCTTTTTGATACACCTTATCCAGATAGAAGCGATAAAGATTTTATTAAAAAGACTACATTTCTTGACAATAGTAAAAGATCAAAATTACAAATGTTAAAATATCTAGCACAAGCATCATCAGGTGCAGTGCATCCAACAGGTACTAATTCAAAAGAGGAAAAAACACAAGCGGCTAAACTTTTAGATATGGCTACAAAGAGAATACAAGCAAAAAATGAGTAATGCTAAAAACATCTTTCAAAGTATTTTTAGATACATTAAACATTGTATCAAATCAAGATACGCCGGATTTACATTGTGAAATTGCTGACTGGTTAGAATCAACTGATCATGAACCTAGAAGATTGTGCCAGGTGTTTAGGCACGGAGGCAAATCTTATATTTTAGGTGCATATATTTGTTGGAAGTTACTAACAGATCCAAACTGGACGTGTTTATTGATATCTGCTAAACGTAATCTAGCATTACGTAACAGTTTATTCATACGGAATCTTATTGAAACACATCCGATGCTTCAGCATATGAAAAGTGATTTGTATCAATGGAAAGCAGAAACTTTTACAGTTGAACGACCAGTGATGCAACTTAATCCATCTGTTACTGTAAGTTCACTAGGAGCAAGTTTTACAGGATTCCATGCTTCAACAACAATTGCGGACGACATAGAAACTTCTGATAATTGCCTTACAGCAGACCAGCGTGAAAAAAATAAACAACGTATTGCTGAATTTGGAAAACTTTCAAAACAAATTTTAATGTTTGGTACACCACATCATGAACAGTCTATATATCTGCATCTACAAGACATAGGATATCTTGAAAAGAAGATACCGGTGATTAGAACACGTACAGTTAAACAAGAAGACTCAACTGATAAAGTAGAAAACTACCTTGCTTGGCCGGATCACCCAGAAGAAATGTTTAGTTATAATTGGTTAGATCAACAAAAGCGTGAAACAACAGAAGGTGATTTTAATTCACAATATATGTTGATTCCACAAACTACATATCAACCGTTAATTGATCTTGATAAAATCAATTACTATGAAGAAGAGTTGGAATGGAGTAGTATATCACAACCGTTTGGTAATTATATCACTGCCTGTAGATTAGGTAAAAGAAATATAACACGATTAGTAGGCGCATGGGACGTTGCGAGTGGCTTAAAAAATAGAGATCAATCTGTATTATCAATTTGTGCCCGCGATGAAGATGGAAATACATTCGTACACGATTTAAAAGTTTTATCAGCAGTAGACGAAGCAACAAAAGATTTTAAAATACAATGCAGGGAGGTTATACTTGCGTGTGCTTATCATAAGTTAAGTCATATTATTGTTGAGGAAAACTTTAGTGCAACGTTGGCGGCAGAGTTACGTAGAACAGCAAAAGAAATGAAAGTGTTTGTGAATATTGTACCAAGATTTAGAACAACAAATAAAAAAGTGTTTATAGCACAAACAATTGAACCTATTATTAAAGTTGGAAGATTATATGTGCATAAAAAGGTAGATAAAGATACGCCGTTTATGGATGAACTACAAGCGTTTCCAAGGAATAAAAAAGATGACTGCATTGATGCAACTTGTGAAGCAATAAACTACTTGCCTAATATAGCCGTAGATGTATCTAAAGTTGGTAAGATTTATAACCCTCTCAACAATGCTGGTTCGTCATTTAAGATCAATTAAACACAGAAACCAGGTAAATAATTGGACTGACAAATTTATTTATTTTTTTTTGTGTATAATATTACACGCACGAAAAGGAATTTGAAAAAGGACTGACAACAATGAAAATTTATTCAAAACTAGTTTGGGACAAAGATTTTAACATCATAGAAGAATTATCATCAGAATACACAGGCCCGGTTGCAAGGATGATGTGCATATCACCACCACCACCACCGCCACCACCACCACCACCACCACCGCCACCAAGTCCAGCACCATCACCATCACCAACAGGAAGTAGCAGAAGAGGAAGTGGTAGAAGATTAACTGCGGCAGGTAGAGGTAGAGGTGTATTGATTAGATCAAGATCGCCATTAGGTATTACTGATCCAAACGAGTTAGGTGCTAGAAAAAATTTATTACAACCAACATTGAAAGCGGCACAAAACGTTATGAGATTATTAGGAGGAGGCTACTAATGTGTTTTCCTAAAATTCCAGAGATGCCTTCAGCGGCAGAAATGCAAAGACAACAACTTGAATCACAAAGACAACTTCAAGCAGATGCTGATTCAAGAGCGGCAAGCCAACTAGCAGATGACAGACGTAAAGCAAAAAGATTACAAATTAGACAAAATGCCAGAAGAAGAGGGAGATCAAGTTTGATAACAAGAAGAGATATTGCAGGTGGATTATTTGGAACAACTGATGTAGGCACAGCGGCAAATACTATAACGCCATTAAACGCAGATATAACTACTTCAATATCAAATTACTAATAAAGTATGGAACAATATATTTCGAAAGCCTTTAAATTGGCCAAAGATGCTAGACAAGTTCACGAAGATGAAATATCCGAAGCATACAAGTACACAAAACCAAATAGAGATATCTACAGAGCCGATACTAGTAAAACAGACAGAACAAAAATATACGATTCAAGTGCACCAGATGGCGTACAAAATTTAGTTTCAACAATTCTTAACTTATTAATACCACAGTCAAGTCAATGGGCAACGTTATCAGTTAGAGAAGATGTTAAAGAACGTGTTGCATCAGATGTTAAAAAAGCATTAGATCTTGCAAACAGAACAGTATTCAAAACAATTAAAGATTCAAACTTTTATGTAGCGGCTTCAGAAGCATTAACAGATGCAGTTATTTCTGGCTGTGGATGTATTGGTATGTACGAAGACCAAAATGTTAATTTTATAGCAATTCCAAGTTATCAATTGTATTTTTTAGACAATGCAAAAGGTGAAATAGATACAGTATTCAGGGAACACGAACTTACTGGACAATATATTTTTGAAAAATATAGTGATAGACTTGATAGTAATTTAAGAACAATATGTTCAGAAAACCCGTATAAAAAACACAAAGTATTAGAAAGTTGTTTCCGTATGCCAAACGAAACAGAGTACACGTACACAGTACAAATAGGTAAAGAAGCACAAATAATGGAAACAAGAAAAATGAAAGTACCAATGTTTGTAGTGTTTAGATTTGGTAAGACAGTTGGAGACACGTGGGGATCTAGTCCAATCAGAGAAGCGTTACCACATATAAGAGTAGTTAATGAAGCACAACTGTTGTTTATGACAAGTGCGGCTTATTTGAGTATGGGTGCTTGGATGGTATCTAGTGATACTGCTGTAAATTATAGTAATATGAGATTAAATCCAGGTGATGTAATCACTGTAGACAGTGAATTAAAACCAGTTCCTTTCGGAGGACAACTTAATATTACTGAAGCAACAATACAAGATCATAGAACACAGATAAGAAGAATGTTGTTTAATGATGTTATATTACCACCAGAAGAATCAAAATACCAAACTGCTACAGAAATACAAACACGTCAAGCAGAATTTTATAGACGTTTGGGTCCTGCAGGACTTCG